ACGTAAGTCCCTGGGGCGACATTTGTAAGTTGTCATACCGCAGGGCCATCCCGTTGGGCATAAACAACGCTCGCTCCTGAACTTCTAGGACGTCTCGGTAACGAACGCCGTAATTGTCTCGGTGGAGAGACAATTTCAAAAGGTTTTCCATACGGGCCCATAGCACGGGTATTTGGTCGTACGTGCTACGGTAAGTCTGGACTACGTTGAGAGCTTCGTTTTCCGAGATCTGCATAGCTGGGCCAGCAGCCCCAGACTCCAAAGTAGCCTTGAACTTGTTGTGACCCATGCCATAGCCCAAGCCAAGAATGGCCGTTTTGCCGACAAAACGTTCTGTCGGGTTGTGCTGCTTGTTAATGGGTCTGTTGTAGATCTTGGAGGCGAAGTTACTGTATATATCCTCACCTCTTGCGAACTGCTGAAGCAGGTCATGTTGCCCTGCAAGCCAGGCAAGCATGCGGGCTTCGATGTTGGACAAGTCAGCGACGTAGACCAAATGGTCTGGCGGCGCGATCAAGCACTTGCGAAGCTCGCTGCTGCGAGGCAAGTTCTGGAGATTGATCTTTTCTGTGCCGCCGAAACGGCCAGTGTGCGCAGCGTAGTATCGCAAAGGTACGCTAATGGTGCCGTCAGAATGCGCAACGTCGATGAAGCGCTTAGCCCGGGTCTCGGCGATGCGTGATTTCACAGCTGTGCGGGCGTCCCAAAGCGCTTGATGCTGCGGATACATGGCACAAAGCTGTTTCCACCCGGCGTCGTTTTTGCCAAAAGCTGGGATCATTTGACCTGTGGTCAGGCTTTTCTTGGTAGGCGGAGTGATGCCTAAACTTTCCAAGTGCTTTTTGAACTTCAGATTGGCGGCAAGTTCTTCTCGAGTAAGTCCGGAATTGGCGATTGATTGCAGGGTGCGGGCGATTTCTTGGTCGTGGTACTTGGCCAAACGCGGCAAGTCAACATGCAACACGGGGTTGCAGAACATGTCGGTTACCAAGCTGATCAGCTCAAGTTCGCTTTGCGGATAGTCTTTGGCCAATACCAAGTACGATTCGTACGTAAGTTCGACGTCTTTGATGCAATAACTTGCCAAGGCTTCTTCGACGTCTGGCGGCAGAGTGACCAATCCTTTGGCTTTTACAAGGTCTTCGCCTTTGCGCTTGGTGGTGTCGTTTGGAAACAACCGAACAGCCAAGTCTTTCAATGAAGCAGACTGGGTCGGAAACCGGCCACGGGACATGGCGGCTGTATCCAAATAGCTGCGAGGCTTGATGTTGTACAACCTAGCAAGGATGTATCCGTCGAACATCGTGTTGTGGCACAGAAGATCGACGTCGTCCCAGTTGAAAGCGCGCAAAGCGTCTTCAACTTCATCCGCGCCATACCATTCAGCAGGCTCAGAATCGACTTTGACGCCAACGCCCCACACGAGAAAAGACTCGTGTTTGACGTACTCCATCGTGGTCATTTTGGTGAGACTGCACTTGGTGTCGTAGTACGTCTCGAAATCAAGGGTGACAAGCATGATCAGTTATCGATCTCGAGAACATGAGCTACAGCAAGCGCGCGGCTTACGGCGCGTCGTTGAGACTTCCTGTACAACCGGTCAAGCATCTTGTTTGCCTGCTCACGCAGCTCGTCGTCTTTGCTTAATTCAGCAAGAACGATCGTAAGCGAAGCGATGTTGACTTTGTTTCTGGTAGTGACAGTTCGCGGAAAAACGTCAGGGGCACGCTTGGCCATTTGGACTCCTTCCTGGTATTGCATGAGAGTAGCTGAAGACAGCCACTGAATCAAACTGGCGGCATGTACACGGTTGTCCCGAACGGGGCTACGGCTCGGGGTTCGACCGAAACCCAGAGCACTGGACAAGTCGTGTACTTTTCGGCTTCGTTAAAGTCCCCAGAATCGAGATCCGTCAAGTAAACGACGGCTTGCACATCCTGGTGCTCTTCGAAGAGGTACTTGAACGCAGGAGCGAAGGCCGTGCCGCCACGGCCCTTGAACGTAAGCTGTTGATCCTTGATCCTATCGCCGCGTTCAAACAGCTTGACATCGCGCACCGCGCAATCGGCTTGGATGTAAACTATCTGAGACGGCTGTACTTGTTCCAACACGGCATCCAATTCAGAGATGAACTGGGCGCCTTGCGAGTCGTTGATCGAACCGCTTGAATCGTTGATCACGGCAATCTTGCCGCATGCTTCTTCAAGCATAGACGGCAAGTACTCGTCTTCAGAGATGTAAGCCCGGTTAGGCTTACGCCAATTGTAGTTGTCGTGACTGAGATCTGTGAAGAACGGCCAAAGGACGGTACGCCAATCGATGCGCGGAGACAAGATGTCGCTGACAAGCAGCTCCATATTGGCTGGCAGTTTGCCCCGGGACTTGGCGGTTTGAATCGCCTGCCCGATTGAAATTTGCCACTCTGCTTCCAGCTGCGCCGGGGAAATAGACTGAATGTTGTCGGCGCCAGAACCAGATCCAGCATCCAGTACCAGGCCCCATTTGCAGGGTTTAGTGGATGCCGGCAGGACATTGTAGATCGCTTCGGCTGTCATGTCGTTGTACTTCGGGTCATGCAAGCCGCCTTTCGGCAAGATGAACCCATTGTGCAACAAGTAACCGTTTATGGCGTAGTCACAAGCTGCGTTCCAACGGCCTTGCTCGCGCTGTTGGCGACGCGTCATGTGGTTGAACACACAGTGCATGACTTCGTGAGCGATCAGTCCGCGCAACTGGAACGGGTCCAGTTTCGAAATGAACTTCTCGTTGTAATAGAAGTGCTTTCCGTCAGTGGCAGCAGTTTCGACCGTATCGTCGTGGACGACACGAAGTCGAAGGGCCAAAGTGCCAAAGAACGGTTGGTCTAGAAGAAGTTGAGAACGTGCTTTGACAATGGCCTTTTCGACCGACATATTAAGCTCCGATGATCTTAGCGGTTAAGACAACTTGGTTGACCGCCGGTTCGTCGAACTGGACGGCTTCCTTAGCTCGCTTGGCTCGTTCAGCGCGGGTCACCTTGACGTACATGCGCTGAATGGACTCGGACGGCACGAACGACTCAGCCGCCGGCCAAGCTTCGAGCAACTGCTTGACCGAAGTGACCTGGTCAAGAAGCAGCTCGATCTTCCTGGAATACTGATGACGCTCGTTGTTGTACTCCCTGATCTCGTTGCAAAGCGCAACGCAGCCAGGACCAGTCAAGTCTCGGTACTCAGCTGGGAGCTCTTCGTGATAAAAATCGATGTGGTAGGAACCACGGTTACGATAGATCGGAATGCTCGGCACAAGATTGAACACAAGGTTCATGCGGGTGTTGTTATAAACCGGCTTGTTGTGGTTAAAAGAGTTGTCGCTGTGAAGGATGACCTTAGACTCGTTTTCGCTGTGGACCCAAGTGTTGTACCCACCCAAGCTCTTGAACGAATGCTGACGCTGGTTGGCGTAAGTCTCCTTCATGACCTTGTAGGCCAAGCTGTTGAGAATGCCGTCGCGAACTTGCTCGGTAAGCAAGGCGTTTGGCGTGGGTTCAGGACGCGCGACGTCAAACGCCGTCAGCGCTTTCTGATGGATCGAACGACGCAAGTCGTTCGTCATGCGGACAGAAGCCATGTAGTTCTCCTGATGTTAGATCGAAACGTCTGAATGGATCGCCGACCAGTCCTTATAAGCCTGGTCAGTGATCAGCGCACGGTCCTTGGCTACGCAGTCACGGACAAGGACGACCTGGAATTCACGCGGCAGCCGACGGCAATACCGCATGATCGAACTGAAAGTCGCGGGCGTGGCACGCTGGGCCAATGCTGCCGCCACAGCGTACAGAGCTGACGGGTCGGTCGGCACCTTCGTGCTCGACGGAGACAGCAAAAGCTGATCCAGGTCCGGCAGATCGCTGTGGATGGCACGATGCGCGAGATACTCGCCTGCCGGGCCGTCGCCAACCAACGACGCAACGCCATAGAACATGTCGTCCATGAACGGCAGCTTGCGGCTGACCATCTCCCAAGTACGAGGAGACGGAAACGCGTAGTCATGCTGGTCGATGCTGTGAAGCAATTGCGGCCGGTAACGCAGGAACGACGTGATGCTCGTGTCGATGTTGTTGTGCAACGCCCATGCGACCCAGTCATCGATGTTGGGCTCGACGGTGTAATGCGCGAAACGGTTCTTGACCGTGCTTGGCATTTCGTGAACTGCTGCCCGGTCTTGAGCCCGGTTGCCGCCGCCGATCAAGATCGTGTTGGGCGGCAATTCGTAAGTACCGATGCGACGGTCCAGGATGAGCTGCAGAAGCGCGTTCTGCGTAGCCTTGGGCGCATTCGGCAGTTCGTCGATGAACAGCACGACGGTGCCCGTATACGAGGTGTCCGGATAATCTTCCGGCACGCCATATTTGGTCCGGTAAGTGCCGTTCTCGGTTTCGACGACCTTAAGACCACCACGAACGTCGACAGGATCGAACAGGTTTGCACGCAGCTCGAAGACTTTCGCGTTGAGGTCGGAAGCGAATTGATAGACCATCTGGGACTTGCCGATGCCCGGCGGGCCCCAGATCATGCTGGCAACGCCTGCCATTGCATTGCTACGCAACTCGGACTTGAGCTGCTTAGGACGGATAGTACGCAAAGGATGTTCTCCTATATAGATGAAAGTTGATCAGCGTTTGGTGTTGATGACTTCTACCCAAGCAAGCTTGCGGTAGGGGAACTTGGGTGTCTTGATCCATCTAAGCTCTTCTTGAGTGATGGACTTTTTGACTACCCAGAGAAAAACTGAAATGATGCAGCCAGCCCAAAGGCCAGCCATCATTCCCATGAAAGTGCCAGCAAAAGCGTAGATGAAAAAGAACGTAAGTACGATGTCCAAGATGATGTCGTATTTGATGATGCGTTTAAGATTGAATTTCAAAAGCAGAAAAATCATGCCAAGTGCAGCGATGAGTCCGGCGAAAAACATCATGATGTCAGTCCTTTTGGTAAGGGAACATGTCAGATTGTTCTTTGACAAGAGTGATCTTGAACTGCGCTAACACAGCTATGCCGATGAGCTCGTTGACTTTGTAGTTTGCCGCAGCAAGGTAAGAACCCGGACCGTCATAAATGATCATCTCCCGGGCAACTGTGTCCAGGGCTATGTCCATTTCTGGCGGGTTTCGGAACGTCGAAAGGCTCCAGTAAAACTTGGTCGCGTGCTTCAAGATAGGAGCAGTTCGAGTCGCCATACTGATGGTGCAGATCAAGATCAGATCGTCTGATGTTGTGTTGAGCTTAGTCATATGCTTTCTTGATGGCAGCGCGGGCTTTGTCCCGTGCGTAATCCGGCATCGGCCCGTCGTATGATGCGGCTATTGCCCACTTCAACGCCTCCAACAGTTCCGCGTTAACGGAATAAAGACGGCGCAGTTCGGCGGCGGCAAGTCGTGGCGTTTGCAGGTCGCAAGCATCAGCATCAAGCCAATCAGCCAACCACAGGGCTTCAGGTTGTTTGTTCACGGCTTTACCTTTTCTGCTTTGGCTATGGCGGCGCGGGCGATTCGCGCATTTTCGTCTAACACCTGCGCCATCACTTCTTTGTCCGGATGCGTCTGACTGGTGTAGAGGGCGATGTTTTGCAAGGCGCTCAACAGCGTTGAGTTCGCCGTATGCAGGCGGCGCAGTTCGGCGGCGCAGTCCCCGCCAATAATGTCAGCCAACCGCAGGGCTTCGGGCTGCGTGCTCACGGCTTCACCTCTCGCGCCCATCTATGCGCGTGACTTGTTTTTGTTGCTGCCATGTACGCTTCCCATGCGTTATCCCGTGCCTTGATGCGGTCGGCACTTACGCCTAGCGGGTCTGCCTCATCGTTTTTGCAGATTGCATCGAGCATTCGGTATGCAGAGAACAGCTGATATGCCGCTTCGTCCAATGCTTTCAACAATTCTTCGCTCACGGCTTCACCTCTTTGATTGTAATGATGCGCGTCGGCGTTGTTTTTAGTTGTTACGACGGATGTGGTTGTGGTAGATCCAAGCGTGATTCTCGTCAGTTTTGATATCAAGCAATTTGTGAAGGTATTCCAGGTCTATGAAATGATGCCGGACAAAATTGGCTACGATGATGCGAAGATGCGAATGAAGTCGCATAGCGTTTTTCTCGCTGATGAATTCGCGATCGTGATACCAATCGCCTTTGATGATACGAGGGTTGACGAACGAAAGTCCGTCGTACTCGGTTATCAAGATGTCCGAGCTTATCCAGCAAAAGTCGGCAACGATTGCGTTTTTAGGGATAAGTTTGCGGTATGTAGGCAGGAACTTTTTAGGGACAGTAGAAGGTGTAGTGTCGAAAAACGGGTTTTGGCGCATTACCAATACTCCTGACCATTGCGTTTACAAGCCCAATTGGGCGAAGGAACTCTTGACCATGACCTTATTGCAGGTCGTAAAGACCATTTATTTCTTGCCAGCAATGTCAGTGCCGTCCAGCCATACTTCGCATTTGTTGCCCCAAGCGGAGTCAGCTGCACGTTCGGTCTTGAATTGTTGAAGATCGGCATATTGGTGCCACTCCTTACCGGTCATGTGAAGTTGTTTGTCCTTTCGATAGTCCCAGCCGTAAAGCTTCTTGCGTGAAGGCAGAACGATCTTCAACGGACCAGTCCTCCTTTGTTGTTGAAGCCTACGATCTCTTCACGGTTAGCAGGCATCATGTAGTTGCTTTTATGCAACGGGAGTACTGTATGTATTACGGCACGCGCTTCAGCTTCTCCACAAATTAAGCAAGTGAAATAGCCCAGTTGCCAGCGTGCTGCAGGCACTGGTGCGTCGCAATCGCGGCACGCAATCTGTCGTGTTTCATGGTCCATGATCCAGGGCCCGTGGTTTGCGGTTTCCTTTATTACGGCCGATCAACATGGTACGACCTTCGCGGGTAAGCGCTCGTTTGCGGATAGCGGTGCTATCAAGATTTAGCACGTCGCATATCCAGGTAAACGACCCGATGTATTCTTGGTCGTCTAAGATGTAATCCAATGCCAGGTCGCGATCCGGGTTTTCGCAGATATCTATGTCTCGGATAGCTTGCAGGATGACGCTTGCCCAAAGAGAGCGGTAATTGGAATCAGTCTTGAGAAGGTGTTCGTTGTCGAACCCGTAATCCGGATGAACCTGGTACATGGAAACAGCCTGGGAAAAAGCAAAAAACCCGCTTGGCTGTTACACCAAGCGGGCTGTTGTGGTTGCTGAAATTAAGCGGCGCGGAGCTGCTTCATGAAGTCGGCGACTTCGCTGGCTTCGGACTGCTGCTGCAGGCGGACGACGATCTCGTCCATGACCGGCAGCGCCTCGGCGAACGAACCGCAGGTCTTGGCCACGTACCAGTTGCCCTGATCGTCACGAACCCGCTCTTCGAAGTGATAGAGCGGAGCGATGTCGGTCAGGTACCCCATCTTAACCGCGAGCAGCGAGTGCAGGCGGTTGAGCGCCAAGTAGTCGCTGTCGACCAGCTCGGGGATGTGGTCGTTGCTGGCGCGAACGCCCACCCAGTCGCTGACCTGCTCCGAGAAGTCGATGCCGTTACCGAGGTCGTTGGCGTCCTGCCGATCGTTGGCGACGTACAAACGGCGCGCGGCCCAGCAGACGCCGTTCATCATGCTCTGGACGAAGCTGAGCAAGCGCTCCGGCTTGAACAGCGGGCCCGAAGCCGGGACGCCGGTCTCCATCTCGGAACGGATGGCGTTCTGGCGTTCGCGCTGGAGCGAGAAGAACGCCAACGCAATGCGCTCGAGAGGGCAATCAGCCGCCTGCGTCTCGACGAAACGGGCGATCTGGCCGAGCGTGGAGTTTTTCTCGGCGGTGTAACCGAGGACGTTGGGGATGAAAGACTGGTCTTTGATGGTCATGGTATGTACCTTTTGAGATTGGATTGATGGTCAGATGAACACGGTGAATTCGATGTCAGAAACGTTGCGTTCAGCAGCGGCGAACGCGGTGTCGATGTTGAACCCTACGGGCTCATTATCTGGGAGCTCTGATTCGTAAGCGATGAGAAAGTCCCAGTGAGCGGTGTTGAGATCAAGTTCAAGCATAGTGGATATCCTTACTGGTTGAGGTTTTCAAGATCGTCTTCGATGTCGATCAGCATGACGAGCATTACAGCCAGGATCAGATCACCAGGATGCTTGGCCACGTACGCAAGAGCGTCCTTGGCTTTGTAAACAATGCTCTGGATCATGTCTGTTTTGAACGGAAGACGTAACTGTTGCATACAATCACTCCTTGCTACCGACTTCACCAACATTTTCTGACCGCGCATCCTGAAAGGATGCGCGTTGTTCTAGCACAGCGCGTCCACTGGCTGCGTGGAGCAACAAAGAGAAAAGCTCGTGTGCGTCGGCTGCAGCGTTGAAAAGCTGTGCGGAAGAAAGCGGACCGGAACCGATGTAACAGTCAGAATCAACTTGGTTTTGGATAGAGCGAAGCAGCAAACGTGCGTTAGCGACGCTGTTGCTTGTAGCTGCTTCGAGTTTGGCGGTGTTCATTCTGAGAGGCCCTCCAGCATCTGTTTAGCTTCATGTATATCAAACTGTGAAGTACTAGGACTAACAGACATCACCCAAGTGATCTCTTCTTGAAGGTCTTCTTCACAAAGATGGTGTGCCATGAACATGGCCCAAATTCCGTAAAGATAATGGTGCAAACCGCTTTGATCACGTATCCGAAAAAGCTCGTCCGCGCGTTGGCGGCTTTGGTCGCGCTCATCAGGGTTTTCTGAAAAGTCGTAGTACCAATCGAAGTTTTCCAAAGCGGTGTTGTAGTCAGAGATGGATATAGGAACGGGATCAGTAGCCATAAAACACGGCCTTACTCGATGACACCCAAGCGACGACGCACAGCGTCACGCTCTTCTTGGGTGAACTTGGGGCTGTCGAAATTGTCGCCCGAAAAGAAGTACGTGACCCAGGCGTCGTACAGCTCTTTGTGCTCCGGAGATTCCTTGCTGCGGTTGACCAGAGCAGTTCGTTCGCCGTCGCCCCGGCGCCACACGCCGTGGTTGTCGGAATACTGGTAGTACCAGTCGTGCGATCGGAGACGGGTGTCGTAATCAGAAAGGGAAATAGGAGTGTTGAGGGTGGACATGATGAGTGGTTCCTGATCAGTTGTGTGAATTGAAATCCGGTTCGAATTCGAACCATTCGCAGATCTGGTCGACAATCGCTTGTTCAACGGTCTCAGTAAGCTGGTCAAAAGACGGGTTTTTGTCGTGTTTGAAAGCTCGGCTTACGCCAAGAGCAACACCGATCTCGACAGCATGGAGCAAGACTTTGTAGCTGTTGGGCTTCATTTGTTGTCCTTTGTGGCTTGTTCAAAACGAAGGATAGACCGTTGAATCCTGACTACACGGGACCAGGCTTTCTTCTCTGCTTGGACAAATGGTATGGACCCGTCGTAGTTCAGTTGTTCGTTGGCTTGTTCCCATATCTGATGGGACTCGGCTAACTGTTCGTACAAGTGTTCAAGGGTTTGATCGACAAAAGTCGTCAGTCGACGATCTCCAGCTTGGCGCATACGGTGCCCTCGTGGCTACGCAACAACACTCCATTGCGCTCATTGCAGAACTTGGCTTCGCCTTTAGCGCGCAATGACTCACGGTAGCTGGCGCTGAACGCCAGTACAACAGCTCCGATGATCACGATCGATGCAAATATGGAAAACATAGAATCAACTTTTTCAAGCTTGTCTTTGTTCATTTGCTTCCCCTGTAATCGTCATAGACTTGTTTCACTTCGTAATCGTCCATTGCGTCCAAAGGACCGTTGGTAGGAAGAGAAGCGCTGTACCCGTAATGAAGCACTTCGTAAATGAAATACTTCAGTGCAGCTTTGCTCTTCATGAGTTCTTCGGTGTAGGACCTGACGATGTAACGCTCCATGTACTGTCGAGTGGCCATCAGGGTTTACCCGATGTGATGGCCAACGTCTCCGCCATGTTGTGCAGACGAGTCTGGGCTTCAGTGTGGAGCGTTTCGTACTCAGATAGAGCCCGGTCTGCCATAGTCCTGGCGTGAGCAGCTTCGGCTTTGAGTCGGCCGACTGCGTAAGCCTGGTTGATCAGCTTGTCCATCAGTTCGGTAGTGGTCAGTTTCGAGAAATCGGGGGGCATGGTCAGTTCTCCTTTAAGAACGAAAGAACAATTCGCCAGGGCCATAAATCTTTTGGCCGTGGTATGTCATCTTTCCGAATTTGTAGTCGGGGTTTTGAAGCGTTCGTACGTAATGATCGATGACAGGGATCTCAGCAGGGTCTGCTGTTTCGCGATACTTGGCAAGTGCGTCAAGGAACAGGGCGCGATATGCTCCAGGCTTGATCTCAGTATGTCTGTTCATGGCTTTTGTGTCTGTGAGTTCTGATTCATACGGGTTCGATCTTGTCGTTGTAGAACCCTTCGCTCAATTCGTCGATGTTGTATATGGCGTAGTCGTAGTCGTTGTTGTCGAGAAAAGGCATAGCGTCGTACTGCCAATACAGTTTGGGTACTTTGCGCCTGCCGTAGTCGTACACGGCTTTTGCACCGTTGCGGGTATTGAAAGACATGAGGAACACGACGTCGTAGTCGCCTGAAACTTGTTCCGTAGCTTTCACTACCCAGATGGATGATGTGACGGAGACAGTCATGGAGTGCTTTCCTCTGCTACGCAAGTGATCCGCCATTTATCGTATGAGAACTTGTCGCCATCAAGCCCCATACGGTCGATGACGAGCATGAATTCTCGAAGCACGGTGTCGTAAGTATCTTCGTCGATAGTGGTGATGTCTAAGTCTATGTGGATGATCCGGGGTTCAATGGCCATTATTCGTCGTCCTTTGTTGGAAACAAATCACTAGCTGCACATTCGATCACGTACCAATTCACACCCACATCTGCGCTGTGGTTGTCGCGGATGTACCTGAGCACTTCTCGTGCTTGCCGATCATCGAGATCTGGGCGCACCCTGTGGACGTCTTCGACGTACCACTTGAGCGTGATGTGGTATTCGTGGTTCGTGGTCATGTGTTCTTCACGTACTCTTCGAGGTTCTGGATGCGAGACAAGACTGTGTTGTACGCGTCGATGTACTTCTGTTCAGCCTGCTTCGCAACCAAGTTGGCACGCGCTTGCTCAGCACGCATCTCTGCGTAGTGCCAGGCAGCGTGGCCAAGTCTGTCGATAAGGGTTTCGGTCGAGATGTCGGAACGCTCGTTCATTGTGACCTCGCAAGAAAAAACCCCCATTGAGTAACTCTCAATGGGGGCATAGAAGTGGTCAGGGGTAGATCCGGACGTAGACGTAAGGAGTGATTGTGTCTGTGGCCCAAACCACGACGCAATCGTTTTTCATGTCGTACTCGTAAGCGCGTCCTTCCAGGCCATAGTGATGGATAGCTTCATTTACTCTGACCAGAATCATGAGAGACTCACGGTGAGCAACAGCTGCTTCTGGCACCCATTTCTTGGTCATGTCAGGCTCCCGAGAACATGTAGAACGCGACCGCACCGATCAAGGTCGAGACGGCGCCGACGACCACCCCTCGACGGAAGCCCACAGAGTGGGCCCCGCGAAGGAGGGTCATCAGCACCTGCTCGAAGTTGTCCGGCAACTCGCAGGTCTCGGTCGGCGTGTCGCCCGACAGATCGCGGATGGTGATCTTCATCAGCCACCCCGCTTGAGGGGGATGGACTTGCGGGCGGCCTCCACGAGCTTGATCTGCTCCTGGATGTTGTCGGCCTTCTTGGACTGGCCCTTCTCCATCGCGCGCTTGAAAGCGGCGGTCAGCTCAGCGAGCTTCTTGGCCAGAGCGCGCACCTTGTTGTTGAAGGTGTTGCCGAACTGGGCCGAGTAATACGGACCGTTGACGGTCGACTGACGCTTCTTGGACTTGTTGATTTCAGACATGGATGGTTCTCCTTGGCTATGGTCAGGTGAGAGAGAAAAAGTACTTGCCGGTGCCGGCGCAGCTGTAGCAGACGAACAGGCAACCGGTGTCAGGTTCTACGCCGTGATCGCCTGTGCCCCCGCAACTGGGGCAGACGTTCTCGGCTGCGTAACGGGCCTCGCGGGCTTGGTGCGCGCACTCTTGCGAGTACTCGCGCCACTCGGCGATGTGGAGCGCTCTCATCACGACACCTGAGCGGGTTGCCAGGCGACGGCCTGAGTGGAAGAAGGCCACGGCCGGGTCGCGAGGAAGAAGTCCTCCTCCAACTGGAGGCGGCAAACATCGCGCTCGGCGATGCAGACCGCGCAAGCGGCGGCGTACATGGCGTCGTAGTCGAAGCTCTTGAGGGCCTTGGCCCACTCGATCTGGGCGTCGGCGAAAGCGATGCGGGCAATGGTCAGTAAGTTCTGGTTCATGGTGGTTTGTCCTTTGCTAGGTGAAGGTCAACGGTATGAGTGGTAGCGACGGAGTTCAGCCCGGTAGTGGCGGGTGGCCACGTGGCGGACGAATGCGACAAGGTCTCGGTTCTGCAGGTTGATTTCGAACGGGTTGCGTCTGAGCTTCTGGGAGATGGAGACGGTCGACTCGCCGCACTTGAGGGCTTTGCGGATGGAGCGGAACGCGCGCCGGTAGCCGAAAGGTCCAAGGACGTAGAAGATCCGACGAACCTCGGCCGGGTGTCCGTGGCTCATGGTCAGTGGCTCCTGAGCAGGCCGGCGATGGTGTTGACGGAGAGGTTTGCGGTGCAGTCGTTGACTGCAGCCTCGACCACGTCGTCGAACTCGGCGCCGTGCAGCATGAAGTGGTGGTAGGAATTGGGCGGGTAGAGGATCTCCAGCATGCGGTTGAGTACAGCGGGCTCGTCCATAGCCACGGGGTTCGTGGCCAGGATCCGTTGTTCGACTTGCCGGAAGAACTCGTCATAGGTCTGATACATCGATTCACACTCCTATGAGGGATAAACGACAAAATAACCCTCTGACCGTGGACCCCGAAGGGGGACACGCCTTTGTTGTATTAAAGCAACAGAATCTGTTGCGAAAATACAAATGTCTGTATGGAAATACAGTGGTGTGTACCATGTGTACCAGGAACAGTGGCTTGTGTACCACCTTGTGTACCACCATTTTTCCTTAAGAATCAATTTGGTACCATGTGTACCACCATTTTAGGGGGTAAATTGAAAAACGACTATGTGTTAGAAAACACATATAGGGTATTTCGTCATGTTTGAGACCCCCCCCTTTCGCGGTACACACTTTGTGAAAGTGCTGAAAAACCCTTACGTGGCAAGGGGTTAATGTGTACCACTTCTGTGTACCACGAACTGGTACCGGCGGTACACAGCCGGTACACATCCACGTCGGCCGATGTCCACGGACCACGGCGCAAGCACCGGTGGCCACGGACCACGGCGCAAGCACCGGTGGCCACGGTCCAAGGGGCGTGGGCCGATGAGCACGGCACACCGATCGTGGATGGGGGCTCGGGGCACGTTGCTCGTTCCCCCCGGCACGTGGTCCCCCTCTTACGCTGAAAAGAACTGCAGGGCCAAGGCTTGGGGGCCTTGACCCTGCAGCTGAGGGATCAGACCGGGACGACGTCAATGTCGTCGCCGAGCTCATCGACGAGGAACTCGTGATGGCGGTCGAGGAACTTGGCCACCCACACGGTGAGGTCATCGCCCTTGATGCCGCTGAGGGCGCCCTCCAGCCATTCGTCCTGGTCCATGAGGGAGTCACCGACGCGGACACAGAATGGGGTGATTTCGCAGGTCACCAAGCCGGCGACAGCGGCGAAGTACTCGTCTCCGTGGAGACGGTCGTTCATCGCGTATTCGATGAACTCGTAGGCGTTGTTGATGTTGTGGGCCTCGATCAGCGCGCGTGCTTCTTCGAGGAAGTTCGGCGGAGCAGGTTGGTAGATCACGGTGCGTACCTCAGTCGCCGAGGGTGGCGAAGGTGAGCCCGGCCAGACCGGCGTAGGCGGTGATGAAGAGCATCGGCAGCGCCATCTCGCCGGCGAAGAACGAAGCGATGAAGGTCATGTTGGCGGCCATCGCGAAGATGGTCGAGGTGCGGATCTTGCTGGACATGGTCAGTTCTCCTGGACTGGTTGAGAGAAGGGAGCAGTTTTGAGCCGTGCTCAGGGCTAGGAGGATCAGAACAGGTCGAAGTTGGGGTCGACCTTGGCGCCCGGGTGCTGCGGGATGTCCTCGGACTTGGCGAGTTCGGCCGAGTCGAGGTGATGCGCCGTGCGGACGGGCTCAGGGCGGACAGAGCCGTTGATGATGGGCTTGCCGGCGCGCGTGGTGTCGATCCATATCGAGACCTGCAAACGCGTGCCATCGGGCAGCGCCATCACACCCTGGTAGTGGGGGTCTCTGAACTCCTTGGGGTCGCGGCGGGCCTTGACGAAGGCCACGAGGCGGCCGGGGGCGACGGTGATCGGCTGGTAGATTTTGTTCATCGAAGTGCCCTCCTGGGGCTGGTTGTAGAAGAGATGAGCAGTTTTGAGCCATGCTCAGGGCTGGGGGTCAGGTGCTCGTGAGCAGCAAGATCGCGAGCAGCGCGGTCGACAGCGGGCGCTCTTGGGCCTCACGCTTGGCGGCCTGCATGAGGTCGGCCCCAACTTCCTTGGCCTGAGCCTTGAGTTCCTCCGTCTTGGTGGCGACAGTGGACTCAGTGGTATCGTTGATCTGCATCGAAGTGTCCTCCTAGGACTGGTTGCACAAACTACACAAACACTACTGACCGCGACGCGCGAAGCGCGGAGCGCAGCGAGCTATCAAACGAGCCACAGGTAGTAAGTGGCCCACAAGAGGCTGACGACAAACGCGCCAGCAGCGATGACAACAGGGATATCGCGACGGTCCATGACTAACTCCTTGAGTGGTGGACGGAATACACAACTGACGCTGACCGCGAGCGCGAAGCGCGAGCGAGCTGTCCGATAGCTGACCCCGTGTGAGCTTGAGTTCTTCGTGCGAAGAGGGTTACTGCCAGACAAGGTTCCAAATGCTGAAATGGCTAATCTTCGTTAGGGGGCGGTGGGTTCCGGGAAGGGGGTCATCGTGGAGGCGGCCGGGAGACCATGAGTGAGCGAAGTAGAAGTGAAACCCAAAACTTTTTTTGCAAAAAATTTTCGCTATACTCCCGCCCAGTCCACGGCCCTCGGACCACGAACCACGTGACTGAACAACGCACCTGTGCTCGCTGTCAGCAGGCCCTGCCAGTAGGTACATTCGACAGGTTCAAATCGGGTAACTACCGGCAGACGTGTAACCCGTGCAGGTCCGCCGCCACAAGAAAAACAGCATCTTCAAGCTACGAAACCTATCTCTCCAACCTTCTTTCAAAAAGCCGCGACAACAGCAAACGACGTGATCTCGGCGATTACGAAGTGACGCTGGAACAGCTGATAGAACTGTGGGAAGCGCAGAACGGGCGATGCGCTGTGTCAGGGGTCGTGCTCACCCACCACGTCGACGGATCCGGGCATAAAGACTTCAATGCCAGCATCGACCGGATCGACAGCCAATTAGGCTACGTCCCCGGAAACATCCAATTGGTCGCGCTTCGCGTCAATATACTGAAGCAGACCCTAAGCACTGATATGCTCTACTGGTGGGTGAAGACCATCCACGCCCACTCTTGTGATTGATCCATATACGGACTAATATCCATGTCACAGGTATTCCAGGTCATTGCGTTGGAGGGTTTCGACCAGGCCGTCATCGGCACCGCGTATCGCGGCGGCAATGAGGTACTGGTCTACGACGGCCACCTTGCCGAAGCGATCGTCCGCTCACTTGAAGGCGAAGCCGCGACGCTTGAAGACTTTTTGACCAAGATCTCCCTCAGCAAGCTTGGCGATCGAGCGCCGGTGTTTGTCTATCTTGACGAGGACCTCTTTGGAGACGATGACGAAATCCTTGCCGGACCAGGAACCTCGGTCCACTGACGACGAGCTCGCTCAAGTCGAGTTCCAGTCCCTCATGCCCTACATGGGGCTTACTCTCGGGGACTTGACCATCCAGCAGGAACGGCTGGTGCTGTACATCGTCCGTGGAATGTCAGTAGCGGCCGCTGGCCGAGCCGCCGGGTACGCCAGCGCCGAGACCGCGCTTGCTGCTTCCAAGCGGCCAGCCGTGCTGAAGGCGATCGAATACTTCCGCGAGCAGATGCGCGAAGAGGTGCGGTTCACCCGGGTCCAGGCCCATCAGATGTACCTAGAAGCGTACAACGCTGCGGCGACCTCGACCGAGATGAAGAACGCCACCGACTCGTTGGTCAAGCTGCACGGCCTAGCGGCGCCAGACAACGCCACCCAGATCAACATCAACGTCAACACCGCTCAGCTGGAGCGGATGTCCGACGCCGATCTCCTCAAGCTCTCCGGCCGCGATCCGGCGTACCTGGAGCCGGAACCCTCATGACCGAGGCCGTGCCGACGCGCCGGTGCAAGCGGTGCAAGAACAGCCATCCGGCGACCTTGTACTCCTCCGAAGTGGACGGCCTGTGCGTCTACTGCAAAGCCGACGACGCCGAGCGGTTACCGGAGGCCGCTGGTCAGGCCCCGGCCGAAGCCCCGGAACTATCCATCAAAGAGCGCGCTCAAAAGGAGCTCGCCGAGCGTATCCTGTCGCGTAAGCGGCTGTTGCCGTTCGTCGAGAAGTTCAACCCGGACTACAACGCAGGGTGGGTGCACAAAGATGTCTGCAAACGGCTTGAGCAGTTTTCTCGCGACGTGGTGGACCAAAAGTCGCCACGGCTTATGCTCTTTCTACCGCCGCGCCACGGAAAGTCGACCTTGGCGTCGGTCGCGTTCCCGGCTTGGCACTTGGGCGGCAACCCTGAGCACGAGTTCATCAGCTGTTCGTACTCGGGTTCTCTGGCGATGGGTTTTAGCCGTAAGGTGCGTCAGGTACTACGTGAGCCTTCCTATAAGACGATATTCAAGACGCGTCTGGATCCGGACAGCCAAAGCGCTGAGGCGTGGCTGACCACGGCCGGGGGTGGGTTCGTGGCGGCGGGTGTGGGCGGTGGTATCACCGGCAAAGGCGCCCACGTCCTCGTGATCGACGACCCCATCAAGAACCGCGAAGACGCCGAGAGCCAGAACAACCGGGACGCGACCTGGGACTGGTACACCTCGACCGCGTACACCCGCTTGGCGCCGGGCGGCGGGGTGCTGGTCATCCTCACCCGCTGGCATGACGACGACCTAGCCGGCCGGCTGCTGAAGGCGGCTTCGCAGGGGGGTGATGAGTGGGAGGTGGTGCGGTACCCGGCGATCGCCGAGGAGGACGAGGAGTTCCGCAAGTCGGGCGACGCCCTGCACCCGGAGCGGTACAACGTCGAGGCGTTGCGCCGGATCGAAAAGGCGGTCGGCCCCCGGGACTGGTCGGCCCTCTACCAACAGAACCCGGTAGCTGACGACGGCCAGTACTTCACCCGCAGCATGGTCAAGTACTACGGCCCGGACGACGTCGACCAGAAGCAGATGCGCTACTACTGTGCGTGGGACTTGGCGATCGGCAAGAACGACCGCAACGACTACAGCGTAGGGGTGGTGGTCGGGATCAACCAGCAGGACGACATGTACGTCATGGACGTGGTGCGGGGGCGGTTCGACGGCTTCGAGCTGGTCGAGCGCATCCTTGACCTGTACGTCCAATGGAAGCCGTCGATCGTCGGCATCGAGAAGAGCCACATCGAAATGGCGCTTGGCCCCTTTCTGGAGAAACGGGTCCGGGAACGCGGATTGTACGAGGCGTACTTCAAAGACCTCAAAACCGGTCGCCGGGACAAAGAAGCCCGGGCGCGTGCAATCCAAGGCCGAATGCAGCAGGGTAAGGTATACTTCCCGCGCGATGCCTCATTCACCGGCCCTATGATCGCGGAGCTGCTGCGGTTTCCTAACGGTATGCACGACGACCAAGTAGACGCGATCTCGTGGATCGGCTTGATGATGGCCGAGTTTTCTACGTTCCAGCCTCCTGTCGTCCACGTACCGTCCTGGCGGGACAAACTTCTCTCCATCGCTCGCGGACCCCGCCAAAAATCCGCGATGAGTTCATAACATGGCCAAGATCAAGTCGCAGTCCATCGAAGAGCAGCAGCTGGCTCGCACGCAGTGGAACCGCTACGTACGCGCGCGGGACAACGGGCATCTCAAGTATGTCGAGATGGCCAAGAAGTGCGATGCCTTCTACCGTGGCGACCAGTGGGACAAGGCTGATATCGCGAAGCTGGAAGCCGAGGGACGCCCGTCACTGACCATCAACACCGTGCTTCCGACCGTGAACACGGTCCTTGGCGAACAGTCCACGCGCCGGGCCGACGTGCAGTTCAAGCCGCGTCGCGGCGGTGATCAGGACGTCGCCTCTGTGCTGACCAAGCTCTACATGCAGATCGGCGACAACAACAAGCTCGACTGGGTCGAGCAGCAGGTGTTCAGCGACGGGCTGATCTTGGACGGACGTGGTTACTTTGACGTCCGCATGGACTTCAGCGACCACGTCGAGGGCGAAGTCCGTATCACGGCCAAAGACCCGCTGGACATCCTGCTCGATCCGGACGCCAAAGAATACGATCCGAAGACCTGGAACGAAGTGTTCGAAAGTCGCTGGATGACCTTGGACGAGATCGAAGAGCTGTACGGTAAAGACAAGGCCGAGGCCCTGCGGTATGTCGCCGAGAACGGCACCGGTTACAGCCGCGACTCTATCGAGTACGAAGAGACGCGTTTCGGCGAGACCGAGAATTCGCAGGCGTTCCTTGGCGCGGCGATCCCCGACGGCGAAAGCTATCGCAACGTCAAGGCGCTGCGTGTGATCGAACGTCAGTACCGCAAGATGTCGCGCGCGGAGTTCTTTGTCGACCCGAACACGGGCGACCAGCGCATTGTCCCCGACAGCTGGTCCGAGCAGCGGACCAAGAAGTTCGCCAAGCAGTACGGACTCGGTATCATCAGCAAGATGCAGCGCAAAGTGCGGTGGACCGTGACTTGCGATCGGGTCGTGCTGCACGATGACTGGTCGCCTTATGAAGACTTCACGTTGGTGCCGTATTTCGCGTACTTCCGTCGCGGCCGGCCGTTTGGCATGGTCCGCAATCTGCTGTCTCCGCAGGAGCAGCTGAACAAGATCGCCAGCCAAGAGCTGCACATCGTCAACACCACCGCCAACAGCGGGTGGATGGTCGAGAGCGGCTCTTTGACCAGCATGACGGTCGATGATCTTGAGGAGAAGGGCGCGGAAACCGGCTTGGTGGTCGAGTACAACCGTGGCTCACAGCCGCCGACAAAGATCACTCCGAACCAGATCCCCACCGGGCTGGATCGCATCAGCCAGAAAGCGGCGCTCAACATCAAGACCATCAGCGGCGTGAACGACTCGATGCTCGGGTCGGACGGAGCTGAGGTCTCGGGGATCGCTATCCAGGCCAAGCAGAATCGCGGCGTGATCATGATCCAGGTGCCGCTCGACAACCTGCGAAAGACG